CCCTCGGCCCTAACGGGCCGAGGGGTCCCAAACCATTTCCGATAATCCACTTTAGTTTACCCCCCACCCCCCTTATTTTACAAAAAGGGGTCCCACTACTCTAGGTTGTATTGCATGTTTTACACATTCGTGTATAACTAAAACATATTGGTACCATGGACTTGAATAAGGTAAATATAGAAAAATTACCTGCAGATGTCAGGAAGACCTTCAGACAACTTCAAGTGTTACATGCAGAAAAAAAGATACAGAATAAAGCTAAAAATGATTTTCTATCTTTTGTAAAATGTGTGTGGCCAGATTTTGTAGAGGGGTCCCACCACAGACACATTGCAGATAAATTTAATAAATTAGCTACGGGCGAAATAAGTCGTTTGATAGTTAACATGCCCCCGAGACATACTAAGTCGGAGTTTGCCTCATACTTACTTCCGGCTTGGATGGTGGGCCGTAATCCAAAATTAAAAATCATACAAGCAACGCACACGGCAGAACTTGCAATAAGGTTTGGACGTAAAGCAAAAAATTTAATTGATAGTGAGGATTACACAAAAGTTTTTAAAACAAGATTACAAGAAGACTCTAAAGCTGCTGGTAGGTGGGAAACCTCTGATGGTGGTGAATACTTTGCGGCTGGTGTTGGCGGTGCTATTACCGGTCGTGGTGCGGACCTCCTAATAATTGATGACCCACATAGTGAGCAAGATGCAATGTCCAAGACAGCTTTGGAGTCAGCCTACGAGTGGTATACATCAGGTCCTCGTCAGCGTTTGCAACCTGGTGGTAAAATAGTTTTGGTCATGACAAGATGGAGTACAAAAGATCTTACAGGTATGTTGGTCAAGAACCAAGGTGAACCAAAAGCTGATCAATGGCACGTGGTCGAATTTCCGGCGCTCATGGACCACGGACCAGTGTGGCCTGAGTATTGGAAGCAAGACGAATTAGAAAAAGTAAAAGCAACACTGCCCGTTGCAAAATGGAATGCACAGTGGATGCAAAACCCTACAGCAGAAGAAGGTGCAATATTAAAACGTGAATGGTGGAGGACCTATACGCATGAAGATATACCAGAACTACATCACGTCATACAAAGTTATGATACAGCTTTTCTTAAAAAAGAAACTGCGGATTACAGTGCGATAACAACATGGGGTATATTTTATCCTGACGAAGATAGTGGTGCTAATTTAATATTGCTCGATGCCATAAAAGGTAGATACGAGTTTCCAGAACTAAGACGTTTGGCCCTTGAACAATATAAATACTGGCAGCCAGAATCTGTGATTGTTGAAGCAAAAGCTAGTGGTTTACCACTTACATACGAGCTTAGACGTATGGATATACCGGTTGTGAACTTCACACCAAGCAAAGGAAACGACAAGCACGCCCGTGTAAATGCTGTTGCACCTTTATTTGAATCTGGTATGATATGGGCTCCTGAGCAAAAGTTTGCTGAGGAAGT